GCGGGAATCAGCAGCCAGAAGGCTCTGGATGTAGGTCTTAGACCCCAGATTGTGGATCATTGGTCTTTCTCCGTTTGGGAGCGGGTTTGCTTTGAACAGGATCCGGCTGCTCATCAGCCGTTACAACAACCGTCTCGATGAGGGGAGCAGGAATGGCTTTCTGAATACCGATCAACAGCAAAGCTGATTTTTTATCGGTTTCAACGAAATCACCAACTTTCACCTGCTTGAGGTCAACGATGGTGTTTCGAAGCATCTGAATGCGCATTACCTGCTCCCTAATCATCAGGACAGCTTGCAGATGGACTCAGGATGACGGATGGCCACGTCATAGTCCTGCATGGCCACCACACGCACGGTGCCGGAAGCGGAACCGGTGTAAGGGTCAACCATGATGTCCAGACCGCTCCAGAAGCCGATCAGGATGTCGCTGAAGTTAGCGAACACCGCAGTGTTGTTCGGCATGGAGTTGGACACGTAAGCCGGGTAACCGTTAATGGTGTTGTCGGCTTCGTAGATGAAGTTGGCGTTGGTGCCGGTGGCCGACTTCTCGGTGGTCTTCAGAGTGCCGCGCAGAGCGGAGTTCATCAGATAGCCGAGGCTGCCCAGCAGGGCGTTGTCGGTGCTCAGAGCGGCTTCAGCGTTCACATAATCAGCGAACGTGGTGTAACCGGACTCGGTGTTGATACCGGTCACGTTCAGGAAGCCGAGCGGATAAGAAGCAGCGCCAATGCCGTTGATGGCTTGGTTCTCAACTTCAATCGCGATCTGCTGAGCCAGGTCACGGCGAACCAGATTCTCAATGTCGATGCTGGACTGAAGCAGCAGACGACGGGAGTAATCGGTCAGGGCACCAATGGTGCGCGGCTGCATCGTCACCTGGTCGACGGTCAGTTGACCCTCGGTGATCGAGCCGGACTCGGCAACGTGGTACACAGTGGCACCACCGCTCTGGCGGGGCAGAGCAACCATGCCTTGGAGACCGGTCATCACAGTTGCACCGGCGGTCTGGAGAACCAGAGCCTTACGCAGCAGATCGATGAAGCTCTCGCTCATCAGTTCGGTGGCAACCAGATCGCCACCACCGGAGGCAGAACCAACGGTCAGGTCGCGGCGGCCATAACCCAGCACATCAGCAGGGATCAGGATGCCACGAGCTTCCTTGCCAGACTTCTGCTCAGCGGCACGGCTGACTTCCATTTCGAAAGCAGCAGCACGCTGAGCCTCTTGGCTGTTGGGGTGAGCAAGAGCGTTGATGGCGCGGATGAAGGAGAAGTTGCGCTTCTCTTTGTCCGACATGCCAATCTCGGCATCTTTCGGGTTCAGAGGCTTCTCCTCAACACCCATCTTCTCCAGAAGGGCAGAGCGAAGCTCATCAAGGCTGCGGGAGTTGGAAATGAACTCCTGAGCCATTTCAATGTTCTTGGTGCGCTGACCAAGAGCGATCATTTCGGCAACTTCCTTCGCCTTGGCTTGTACAGCCTCAGCGCGGATAGCCTCAACGTTGAGGGGTTGATCCACGGTGATAACTCCGTTGGGGTTGTGTTCCACGGCTGACGCCGTATTGACGCCTTCATTATTGTTGAAGGCGCGACCAATGCCAACCGACGCATCCGCTGGCACGGTCACCAGCGAAATCTCGAACGGTTGGAAGTTGGTAGCACGATAAGTCACAGGTGATGTGGACTCATCGGCTTCCATGGCATTGATCTTGTAGCCGAAGCTGACGTTACGGATGATTCCATCCTTGATCAGCTCCTGCATCTCGCGACCTAGTTCGTTATTCGCGAGTTTGACGCGTGCATAACCACGCTTATTTTTGATATATGCCTTCTGCACAACACCGACGATCTTGTCTGCGTCGTGTTGATACAACAGTGGGGCGCCATCATTCAGACGGCTGAGATCCATGGACTTTTCATCCATGTTCAGCACTTCCATGCCGTAGTAACGCTCAACAGGCGCTTCACTGGCAAATGGGAACTCCAGCGTGCGATCTTCGCCTTCAGAGCGGAATTCAGTAGCAAGCGAACGCTTGAGGGTTTCGCCTTCAAAAAAACGCAACGCAGCAATTTTGCGAAGTTCAGAGAACTTATGACCGACCAAAGTCTCGGTCTCTTTGTAACTACCTTCGCTGTCTTTGCGGTACACGCGAATCAAAGCGGCGGGATCTTCCTCGGATGCGTTAATGCTAAACGAAGAATCAGGAACACCAAGTACACCTTCGCGCATTACGTGCTCAACTTTGCCGCGTGCGGTGCCACCACTTGAATCCCATTCAACAAAATCACCAACCTTGACGCCATCGGGAGCAGCACGCTCTTCTTCACGCTCACCCGTGGCTTCTTCAAACATCATCGCATCAAAGTCGTGATCAGTGAGCCATTCACGAGCCTCGGCAGGCGTAAACCGATCAGCATCAAAACGAATCGCTTGCAGTTCAGAGGTGCCATCCTTGATTCCGTAGATGGCATCAATACCAGCGCCGAATTCATCATTGACGCGGCGGATGCTGTCGTACTGATCAGGATCAGTCAGGCGAGCAGCATGCTCATTGGGGTAGGGGCGACCATCGACGATCTCTTCGTTGATCTCCATGGCACGCTCTTGTGCTTTTTTAATGGCTTTGGATTTCATGTTGCTCCAAGACTGACCTGAATCGCCACCCCATGCCGCCCATGCTACGCGACCAGGCGAGGGATAGTCATCACCACCGGGGCGGAACCCTTTGCCCTGCTTGTCAACCTCATGGCGAGCAAACCATGCGGCCATCGTGATGACAGTCTCAGGACTCAGTTCGTCACCTGATAGGATCTGACTGGCACGCGTAGCAGCAACATCAGTGCCACCGGGGCGACCATCTTTCTTCCATGCGCGATAACGACGCGCTTCAGCCTTCATGCCTTCGGTTGGCATCAGGTCAATTGTCTTGTCGCCAACCTTTGCCATCAGTCGATGTCCTCAAGTTCAGGCTCTTCCTCATGTTCTACCGGATGTTCAGTAGGAGCAACAGGAACAGGTTGTGAGACACCGCTGTTTGAAACTTGTGACGGGTCAGTATCAAGGACAATGCCGTACTCATCAGCAACAGCAAGTTCATGCTGGCGTTGACGCATTTGATCCTCAAAGTCACCACCGTGCAGAGCAATCACCTGCGACAGCGTCATGATGCCTGAACGGATCAGTTCCTTGTACGCAGCGGCTTCCTTCTGCGGATCAACGAACTGAGCAGCGGGTGCAATCCACTTGGCTTCTTCGTAACGCTCAGGGTTGCTGTCGTAATTTGGCAGATCCAGAACGCCAGCCAACACTGCCATTTCAATCCACTTCTCGTAGACCTCTTCGCACAGCGCTTCGATCAGGTATTGCTGGAGGGTTTTGTAATGCGTTCTTGTTTCGAGCAGTTCCAGTCGTGAAGAGCTGTAGTTGCTTTGAGAGAAATCTGAGCTGACTTGCGTGTAAGAACAACCAATCCCAGCAGCCACAGCTCGCAGCATTTGCTGCACAAAAGGAGTGAATGCATCATCAGGGCGATTGGGCGTGAAGAACTGCATTTCTTCACCGGGTGCCAATCGACGGATGCTGCCGGGTGAGAAGTCGAGGACAGACTCCTGATCAAACGTGCCATCTTCAAACAGCTCCTGATCCGGCGTCTTGACGAACGCCATCATGCTGCTGCTGGCGCGAGCGGCGACAATCTCCGCTTCTTCGTATCCAGACAAGTTGCGCAGGCGCATGATCGCCGTAGCAAACGCGCTAACACCACGCGTCTGGCCGGGGCGTTCAATCAAATACAAGTGAATGATGTCTTCAGCGGGAATGCGCACGCGGCGCTTCATTGCCTTGACGGCGTAAGCAAATTGGTAATCGCCAGGGTGGTAATCAAAGAAGTGATAGGCAACCGGGCGCCCCCACTTGTCAATCTCCACGCCCATTCGCACTTCATTGCCGTTCTTTTCGATGCCGCTGTAATCATCATCAAGAAGATCCGACTCGATGAGTTCCAGTCCAAGCGGCACCTTGCTGCCACCGAAAGGTTGCTTGACAAGACGGATGAAGACTTCACCGGATTCAAGGACAGAGGTGATGCTGAGGCGTTGGATGTCATACCAGCTCAGCTTGCCGCCAGTGTGGCAACGCTTGGCAGAAGTCCAGCGATCAAACTCCTCTTCAATGCGACGGTTGATCTCATCAGCAAGGCGCCCACCACGCTGCATGCGCACTTGAGCTTGCATTTTGATGCCGGTGCCCACCACGTTGTTGCGGACAGCACGAAGGGCGGACTTTGCAAAATCAGAATCACGCACCAATTGACGGGCGCGATTGCGAAGCATCCTGATGCTGCCTCGGATCTCGCTGTCAGCCGATGTCGCTTGACTGATCCAGTCAGAGGTGAGCCGGTTGTTCTGAGCGGCGGCATACGCACGCTTCAGGTAACTGTTCTTCTGCTGCGCTTCAGCCAATTGCTTCTGCAACGCGCCGGTGCGACCGAAACCGAAGATCGCCATTAACGGAACCTCACTTTGGCGAGACCGGGATTGCCGAGACCTTGACGGATTTTCTCAGCTTTCCGCTCCATTGCAATTTCAGCTTTCAAACTGTCTTGCAATTGAAGAAGTTCGGCCATCTTGTACCGCTTCAGGCTACGCCCGCCGATCTGATATTCCTGCACCATCCCGCCTTGAGCGAGCGTGCGAATCGCAGCCTCAACGTAAGACAGGTCAATCTCAGCACGAGAACGATCATCAAATGCACCGGGTGATCCGGCGTACTTGGCGCTTGCCTTGACGGTGAACTGACCACGACCAGCGGTGTACTGCAACGTGCTGTAGGTGGCAATCGCCTGCCAAGTCCACAAGCCAGCATCAAAGCCGGTGGTGGTCGAAGCTGGAACTGTCACTCGCCAACCAGTGCCTTCAGCAGTGCCAACAACAGTCGTGCCTTCACTTGCAGTATTCGTCCGTGCGTACCACGTGAGCGTGTATGTGCCACTGTCGATATTGGTTCCAATCGCATCCTTAAACGCAGGTACGTCAAAGATGACGGTGTCACCCGCGTAAATCAGGTTCGGGACAAGGATGCTCACCAGCTCGTCACGAATGAAGGATTGCTGCGCCGCGTCCGCCTTTGCGGTGGCCGATATGGTGAGTCTATCGGCTTGTCAGGCAATACGTCACTTGTCTCC